CTTTTAACCCCTATTGAACTACTAAGTGATGAGGAGATAGAAAAATGGGCTGAAATGCAATCTTTGTGTGAACCAACAGGTGCAGAAAAATTTGGTAGAATTTATGGCGCAAAATGGATGCGTAATAAAATACAAGGAGGTGAGCAATGACAAACAATAAACAACAAACGGCAGTGGAGTGGTTAGCAAAATCTTATGTGGATTTACTTACAAAAGTAAACAATGAGAAAATATCACTGAAAGAATTTGAGATTCAGTATATTGAATTACTTGAACAAGCCAAAGAAATGGAGAAGGAACAAATTTCCAAAGCGTTTGATGATGGTGATTACAATTACCATTACTCACGCAAAACGGGAGATGATTTTGAAGATGGCAAAGAATACTTTAACGAAGTTTACGGATGATTAAAGTACACGATAAGCAATGGTTCATTGACCGAATAGGAAAAAGGATTTACAGAGAAAACAATGTCTGTAATTGCGAAGTGTGTACCACCATTCACAAAGAAGGATTAATTATCACCGATGAGCAACACGCCAATTATTTATACGATTGTCAAGAATTAGATTTAAATTACTATGAAAACACCAATAGAAAGATTCGTTGAGTGGTTAGAAGAAAACCACCCCACCGCAGTGCCAGGACCCGAAGTGATTCACCACCTGAAACGATTAGAACAAATGGACCAACAAATGGCGTACAACGCGGGATTCACAAAAGCCAAGTCATTGTACCTTGACGCAGAATGAAAAATCATACAAAAATATATATGCAAGGCATGGGATATGATATACACGATTTTATCCCATGTGAGGTGTGTGATAGTAAGGCAACAGATATCCATCACATTGATGCTCGGGGTATGGGTGGATCAAAAGAAAAAGATGTGATTGAAAACCTAATGGCGTTGTGCCGTAAATGTCACATAGAATTTGGAGATATCACTGATTTGAAACCATATTTGATAGAAATCCATGAACTACGAAGAAAACGATAAACGTTATAGTATTCGCAAAGCGTATGTCAACAACGAAATTGAATTTCGCTTGTATTATGATCAAGAAGTTATCATGATATTTGATACATACGAAGAAGCCGAAGATTATGTGATCGAAAACAATTTATGAACCACAGAGAAAGTCAACTCCAACGTAGTTGCGTTCAATGGTTTAGGTTGGCGTATCCAAAGTATGCCCAATTGTTATTTGCCGTCCCCAACGGAGGTGCTAGATCAGCAACCACTGCACGAATTTTAATGGGTGAGGGAGTATTAGCAGGGGTAAGTGATCTGTTATTGTTAGTCCCCAATGATGAGTACCATGGGTTAGCAATTGAAATGAAGATCAAACCCAACAAAGTGACACCCAAACAAGAAGAGTGGATGCGTATGTTGAGCAGACAAAACTATGATACGCTTGTATGTTATGACTTTGATAGTTTCAGAGAACATATTGACAAGTATATGTTTTGGGCAATCCATGATTAGAATACGATAATTTATCGTACATTTACAAAATTAAAAAAGTGGTTACCCTTGAAGATATTGCCAAACGACACAAAGAATGGTATAAAATTGCCAAGTATCTCGGGGCTAACAACGATCAAGCCGATGATATGGTTCAAGCAATGTACCTGAAGTTAGCAGAATTACAACTTGTAGAGGGTAATTTCCAACGTATCACTAATTATCACGGGCAGGTCAACACGATATATTTATTCAAGATGCTTCACAATGCGTTTATTGACATTAAAAGAGCCACGAAGCACCCAATACCATACCAAGACCATTTCGTTCCAATAGAAAGCCCAGAAATGGCTGAAATCGCACATTTGGAATTAATGTTAGAAGTCAAGAAAGCAATTGATGAACTACGTGACTACGATCAGATGTTATTAGAACTACATTTTGTGTATGGTCATTCTATGCGAGACATCGAAAAACGGACGGGGATTCCAACACGGAGTGTGTTTAACTCCATCAAGAACGCAAAATTACATATCAAACAAAGAACGCAAAATCAATACAAATCATATGCAGAACAAAAAAGAAACACGGAGACGATTTACAGAAACCCGACCAAGTTTGGGAGTGGGGGACACGATTCAGAAAGTAACGAAGGCAACGGGTATTGAAAAGTTAGCCAAGTTTATTGCAGGAGAAGATTGTGGATGTGACGCCCGTAAGGAGAAGTTGAACTCATTGTTTAGGTATAAACAACCACTATGTATGACAGAAGACGAATACACGTGGTGGACGGAATTTAAACAAGTAAATACTCAAACCCTAAGTCCCACAGAAGCCGATAAAGTCGCCGCCATTTGGTCCCGTATCTTCCAATCCAAACGATTGTATCGTCCATGCAGTTGTAACCCACGTGAGTGGCAGAAGATGATCAACGAAATCACAATTGTATACAACACCTATGAATAACGTGATCCAAGTTTCGTTAGATTCCATCAAACCAAACCCCAATAATCCGAGGTTTATTCGAGATGCAAAATTCAAGAAGTTAGTTCAATCGATTAAGGACTTCCCAGAAATGTTGAAGATCCGTCCCATTGTAGTAAACCAAGATATGGTCGTACTAGGGGGTAACATGAGATTGAAAGCATTGAAAGAATGTGGCTATGAAACCATTGATGTGATCCAAGTTGAGAACCTCACAGAAGAGCAGGAAAAAGAGTTTATTGTTAAAGACAATGTAGGATTCGGTGAATGGGATTTTGATATACTCGCAAACGAGTGGAATGTTGTAAAACTTGACGAATGGGGATTGAACGTTGCAGTTGACCTCAAAGACATTGAAGCCCTAGAGATCGGTAACAACTTTGAAGAACGATTTGAGAACATCAAGAACCAAGATAGCATCTACCCGATAGTACCTGAGTATGACGAAGATCAAGAAGCGTTTATTATTGTAGTAGACAATGAAGTTGACGCTAATTGGCTTAGAGAAACCCTAGGTATGCAGAAGATGGCTAGTTACAAGAATAGCGAAGTAGGCAAGTCCAACGTGATCAGTTTTAACGATTTTAAGGATGCAATTGAAAATAGTCATACCGAGTCATAAACGTCACGATAATGTGATCACTACCAAACTAGTCAAGAATGCGATTATTTGCGTAGCAGAGAGCCAAGTTGATCTGTACAAAGAACACAACCCCGATTATGAAATTGTAGCCCATCCTGATAGTGTTATAGGGTTGATCCCCAAACGTAATTGGATGAAGAACCATTTTGGCGATATGTTTATGATAGATGACGATGTGTTTATGTTCCACAAATTGTACATGAACATGGGAGAACCCTCAGTAGTCAAAAGTTCAGCATTCATCGAAAATCAAATCTACGCTTTGTATGAAACTGCCAAGTTGATGGAAGTCCCATTGTTTGGGTTTACAAAAAATCCACGTCCTGAGCAATACAACGTATTCAAGCCATACCGATTAGATCAAACAATTACGGGGTGTGCGTACGGAGTAATGGGTAATTCAGACATCAAGTGGGACGAAGATTTTAAATTGAAAGAAGATTTTTATATAAGTTGTTTAGCGAAGTATAAATATCGTAAAATATTAGTAGATACCCGTTTCAACTTTGGTCAGAAAGACACGTTTGTGAGTTCGGGTGGACTTGCGGAGATCCGTAACCACGACCAAGAACGCAGAGACATGCTACGTATGCGGAAAAACTTTGGAGAATGTGTAACCCTCAAACAAGATAGATCATTTGCTAAAAGTAAAGTGAAAAATAATATAACAGTAAAATTCGGTTTTTGAGTTTTTTTATCTCGTTTTTATTATTTAATTTTACAATATCAAATTAAAACTATATGTCATACACACCAAGAACTATCAACAACTACGACTTCTATGAAGTCAGTTCCTCACTCCAAAAAGCGATTCGTCGCAACGACATCAAAACTGCGGGATTCTTTGCTCTCGAACTTTGGCATAGCGGATTTGCCAACTATGTTTGGAAGCGATTGTACACCATTTCCGCCGAAGATTGTTGGGGCGTAATCACCAAAGAGATCGAAGCATTGTGGCAGGGCTACCAACTTGTCAATGACGGGGCAAAATCACCCAAGGGGCGTATCTTTATTAGCAAAGCCGTCATTTTACTTTGTGAATGCACCAAATCACGTGAAGCCGATCATTTACAAAATCTCATCTACGATAAAATGAATATCGATATTGATGAAATTGAAGCATATCTTGACGATGTGCGTAAAAACCCACTACCAATACCACAATATGCGTATGATTGTCATACGTGGAAGGGCAAAAAAATGGGCAAAACCAAAAAAGAGTTCTTCAAAGAAGAATATGAAGCGTTGCAACCAAAACAAATAGGCATTTTTGATAACTTAGTATGAGAGTAGTCGTAACTGGATCCAATGGATTCATAGGTAAAAACCTCGTAGAAAAACTAATCACTAACCCCGATATCCTCGGGGTTCAGTGCATAGATATAAAGACGGGATGGGATATCAAATTTATTGATAAGTTAGTCGTAGTCCCCGATGTGATTGTACACCTTGCAGCCGAAGTCAGTGTTTTTAACGAGGACCACGACCAAATTGTCAAGACGAACATGCTTGGATTTATGGTAGTCGCAGATTATTGCAAGAAGCACAATGTAAGATTGATATATGCAAGTAGTAGCAGTGCCAACAATATCACAAGCATGTATGGTATGTCCAAAAAATTTAATGAGTATTACGCGATGATCTACGCACCCAATAGTTTAGGATTGAGATTCCACAATGTATACGGCAAATACCAAAGGAAAGACACATTGATTGGGAAGATCCTTAACGAAAGGAAAATCACTCTGCACAACAACGGAGACAATGTCAGGTTTTTTACCCACGTCAATGACGTAGTAGATTGCATCGAACACCATATTTTTACAAGTGAAGTGGGAGTAATGAACATATGTTCCAAAGAATGTTATACCACCCACGATATAGTAAACTTTTTGCGTAAGTACTACAATTTCAGTGTGCAGTATGTATCAGAAATGAGACGACACGATAGAGTGTACCAAAAGATTGAAGACCTCCTCGAATGGGAATGTAAACACACCGATATTGATTTTAACCTCAAACAATTAGTAGAAGATCATGGCAAATGAACGACTGAACACGACACTCTTAAAAAAGAACATGATTGTTGCCCTAGAAAAGAACATGGGCATAGTAAGTATCGCAGCGAGACAAGTAGGAGTACACAGAGCCACTCACTATGATTGGATGAAAGACGATGAGCATTATCGTACCGCAGTTCAACACCTAGAGGGTAACCAACTTGACCTTGCAGAATCCGTACTATTGAATCAGATTAGAGATGGCAACACCACAGCAGTGATCTTTTTTTTGAAGACGAAAGGCAGAGTACGTGGGTATGTAGAGAGAACAGAAATCACGGGAGTTGGAGAAGATAATCGCATACGCATTGAGATAGTAGATGCAAACCCTAAGAACTAATGTAGTATTTAAACACTTGCGGGATAGTAAATCCCGTATTGTCGTAGAACAAGGGGGTACACGTAGTGGTAAGACCTACAATATCCTCATGTGGCTGATATTTGATTATTGTACTCACAATAAGAAGAAGATAGTATCAATCGTACGTAAGACGTTTCCTGCTTTACGTGGAACTGTGATGCGTGACTTTTTAGAGATCATACAAAACGTAGGATTGTACAATGAAGATCACCACAACAAAAGCACGAATGAATACTATTTGATGGGAAACACAATTGAGTTCCTATCAGTAGACGAACCACAAAAAGTACGTGGTCGTAAACGTGATCTGTTATTCGTTAATGAAGCCAATGAATTAAAGTTGGAGGATTTTCGGCAGTTAATGATGCGTACCACGAACAAGATCATTATTGACTACAATCCGTCAGAGGAATTTCACTGGATCTACGACCATGTCCTGATCCGAGATGACGTTGAGTTTCATCAAACCACCTACCTAGACAACCCGTTCCTCGAACAATCGTTGATCGATGAGATTGAGAAACTTAAGAACATAGACGAAAACTATTGGAATGTATACGGGTTAGGTATGCGAGGGCAATCACGATCACTTGTATTCAGTTTCGTAGAAGTTGAGCAAATCCCCGAGGTAGCCAAGTTCAAAGCGTTTGGACTTGATTTTGGGTATACGAATGATCCAACTGCACTAGTAGCCATGTACATTCATGATACCTATATTTACTTTGATGAGTTGATCTACCAGACGGGTATGACCAATAGTGACATAGGCAACATGCTTAAAACATTAGATATAGATCGTAGTGATATCATTTGGGGAGATTGTGCTGAACCAAAAACCATTGCAGAGTTACACCGATTTGGATTCAATGTCAAGGGTACGGCTAAGGGATCAGATTCAATTAATGTGGGGATAGACATGATGAGGAGATACACCATTTGCCTCACCAAACGTAGCGTAAATCTCATCAAAGAGATGAGGAACTATAAATACATAGAAGATCGTGAGGGGAGGTTAACAAACAAACCTATCGATGCGTTTAACCACGCTATTGACGCATGTAGATACTCAGTATACAACACACTCGCCAAACCGAACATAGGTAAGTATAGTATCCGTTGATCCAATCGTCTTTTTTTAGTCACCTTTTTATTTTATTTTTACAAATCTAAATATCTAGCAAATTATGCCTATCTTTACATAGTCAAATAAAAACAACTATGAAACAAAACCTAATCCTCATTAACCGCCTCAATCGTATATTCGATATGAGCATGTTTTATTCCATCAGCGTTGGCGAACATCGTGTACACCTCCAAGGCGAATTAACACAAGCCAACATCGTCAAAATCAAAGCAATTGATCAACGCAATCGTTTCAAATATGAAGTGACTGCTATTGGCTCTATTGAATTTCGTTACAAAAACTATTTAATCGTACTTTTATGAGCAAGGCATTTCAAGTAGGCGAAGTAAAATTGACGTATGGGCGTACTGAAGAATATCGTGGGCAACTGCGATCCGCTAATTGTACCATCAAGTTCCTACGTAAATTGATTGATGAATCTGTCATTGAACACCATGAAGAATTTTGGGTGTTATTTTTAAACCACGCTCACAAAATAATTGGGTTTCAGCAACTTAGCGTTGGGGGAATTGCGGGATGTGTTGTCGATGTACGCCATTTGTATCAAGCAGCGTTATTGACCAATGCTTCCAAAATAATTGTATGTCACAATCATCCAAGCGGAGCAACCACACCAAGCGAACCCGATATTGAGATTACTGAAAAAATCAAACAATGTGGCAAAATCCTCGATATTCAATTGTTAGACCACGTGATCCTCACAAGTGATAGTTATATGTCTTTTGCCGAGGAGGGGCGTTTATAATGCAACTTAGACCTTATGACGAAGAAATTTTTAATGATTACGATAACTATGCTGATTGGCAAACCAACTTCATTGAAGAGTGTGAATCCGATGAGAACTTGTTGTATTACGATAACGAAGCAGATTATGACCTATTCGATAACGAGTAAGTCCTAGTTGCTTAATTGACAAAAGAAAGGGGTTAATAGCCCCTTTTTTTATCGTTGGTAACATTCGTTACTTTTGTCGTTTTATAGATATATGATTGAAACAATCAAGATAATAGTGCCAACAGAACTACGTGATGTTAAATTGCATCAGATGTTAACCTACAATGGGTTGAAGCCCGATATGGATAACACACAACGTCAGTTAGAAGCCGTATCCATCTTTTGTGACCTCACCATGACTGAAGTTAAAAACATTCCGTTTGAAACACTGAAGTATTGCGTAGAGAAGATCACGGCAATGTTAGATACCAAACCTACATTTACACCAAGGTTCACGTTTGAAGGTATTGAGTATGGGTTCATACCAAACTTTGATGAATTGACCACGGGTGAGTTTATTGACATTGAAAACTATTGCAAAGATTCCAATGATCTGTGGAAGGTATTGAGTGTTTTGTATCGTCCGATCACCAAAAGTGGGCAGAACGGGAGGTACGAGATAGTGGCGTATAATGCTGATCTTAACACGTCATTTAAGGACATTGATGCGAACACTGCATTTGGTGCGATGCTTTTTTTTTGGAGTTTAGGAATCGACTTATTGAGTTCTTTCCAGAAGTATTTGCGGAAGGTGAGGAAGGGGGAACTAACGATGAAATACGCCTTACCAAAAAGTGGGGATGGTTTGGAATGGTCTACCGACTTGCTAACCGAAATTTCCTCAACCTTGACTCAGTTTATACAAAGCCCATACAAACCGCTCTCATGTGGACCGCTTACGAAAGTGACATTGCGGCGATGGAACAAAAAGCAATTAGAAAAAAATGAACAATAATCACATAGGCACGGCATTCGAGTTAATGAAGGATATAGCAGTCCAAGAAGGATGGAACTATTCGCATGGTACATTAACTGAACTTGACTTCAAAGCGTTTCTCGTATTTCCGTTGATGCACTGCTCAATTCAATCAGTATCGTTAACAGATCAAGTTGCCACAATCCAAATGAACATCATGGTAGCGGATCGTGTGAACTTTTTGAAAACAGAGAACGAACAAGAAAACTTGATCACGGAGTATACCGATTATGGGTACACAGAAAATCAAAACTATGGTCACATTTTACAAGATCTGTACGTACGTTTTTCAAAAGGGTTATGGCGTACTGAACAAGAGTACTACAACCAAGTGCAATATATAAGACCTATCAATTTCAATCCATTCATTGAAGCCATGGATAGCGTATTAGCAGGATATCAAATCCAAGTAGGTATTGAATTAATAAACCCATGGGTAACTGATGGCGACTGCATTTAAAAATAGCGAAAGAGTAGTTGCTGAATACTCCGATAAGTGGGCTATTGCATGTAGATCACTATTAGAAACCAAGCGACCACGAACTAGTATCCGTGCCAAGTGGAAAAAAGTAGGTAGTTCTTGGCAGGTTATCTCTAGTACCAAACGTACATTCCGTGGTAACTACGTTTCATCGGGAGAGTTAGTAAACTCCATACAACCAAATCCTCAAGGATTGACTCTAGGGATTAAAATGAATAAAACGGGGCAGTATGTGCAAAGTGGACGTAAACCTGGCAAAGGTATCCCGTTGGATGCTATGCGTAACTGGGTGAAAATGAAGAAGATACAACCACGTGATCTGTCAACGGGTAAATACAAATCCAAAACTACGATAGGTAGTATGATGTATATGATGAATCGTAAGATCAAGTACTTTGGTATTGAACCATTCCCATTCGTAGCAATGGCACAGAAACAAATATTGCCGAAGTTTAACAAGGCATTAGCACAAGCAATGGCAAAAGATATTAAAAACCGATTTAAGCGATGATATTCAATCAACAACCCGAATCCATAGTGGGATGCAATTCCCCGATCATGTATCAGTTCTACGATGGCTTGTATGCATCAGATAAGTTTTACTATCAGTGTGATGTGTATGTTTGGAGTGGAACTGCAACAATACCCGCAACTCCAAATTGGACGATCAATCGTAAACCTGATCAGTATGGGAGTGGACGTGGTTGGATTGATATTCACAAGTTAGTACAACAAGAAGTAACCCGTGACTTTCTGATTAACGGAACTTACAAACCAAACATCGGTAGCGGGGCAAAAAGATTTGCAGTTAAAGTACGTGGAGTTTACTATGTAGGATCGACCATTACGTACACAAGTTATGTAACTAGCAACGTATGTCTAGCATCAGCAGGGTATGCGTATACTGCAGAAGGATTTAACCAAGGGTATCCGACCAAGTATGTTTACACAGATAAGAGCAAAGTGACGTTAACGACTGCAACACCAAGTGCCTACCTTTGGTACGATGCATCAGTGATCACTTCTATCGTATGTGGATCAGCAACGATTACACCAAATACGAT